CCCCCACGGGTCCTGCGCGGCCGCGGGGACGTTCCCCGAACCGAACGCCGCCGGCTGCGGGGGCTGCTGCGCGAACCCGCCCTGCTGGCCGGTGGGGGCCTGCTTCGTCACCTGGGCGCGCTGCCTGCGCAGGTCCGGGCCGATGTGGTCCACCTCGAGCTGGAGGACGCTGCGGTTCTCGCCCTCACGGGTGGTGTAGTCCCGCTGGCCTAGGCGGCCTTGGGCGATGACCCACATGCCCTTGCGTAGGGACTCGGCGACGTTCTCAGCCATTTCTCCCCATGCGCTGGCTCGCATCCACATGGTGGTGCCGTCCGTCCACTGGGATGTGTTGCGGTCGTAGCGGCTCGGGGTGGAGGCGATGGAGAGGTTCGCGACGGGTTTCCCGGCTGGGGTGAAGCGGAGTTCCGGGTCCTGGCCGAGGACACCACACACGGTGATTACGGTTTCATTAGCCAATTGGGTTTCCTTACTGGGGAGTGGTCATATTGTCGTGTTTTCGTGCGGAATTGTCTAATCGGGACACGCCGGGGCGAGATATTCCGCGATCAAATCCGCGTCGAAACCAATCAGCCGAATCGGAATGATCTCGTCATCATCGGCCACCCGCGACGGGACGATTCGAGCGCGGCCCGTCAAAACGCCTCCGTATTGGATGGGACCGTGACCCGCTCAGTGAGGATCAATACCTGAAGTGCGACCGTCTCGTTATCGAGCGGGACTATCTGCGGGTTCTCCTGGACGAACCAAGGAAACCGGACCCCATCAATGATGATGCTGCTGCCGGAAACGGTGATCTCCTTAGCGAACCGCACGTCGTCGACCTGGGTGGGGATGTCTCCTGGCTTGGGAGCTGTAGGGGTCACGGTTCCTCCTTGGGGGTGTGGATGATGGTGTAGGGAACGCCGTCGTCAGGAAGTGTGTGGTGCATGCAGCAGCAGCCGCCAATGACTTCCCAGCCGCCTATCTCGTAGCGTTGCCAGGCATCCCCGTTCTTATCGATGACGACGGTCCCAGCGGGTAGGTCGCTACCGTCTCCCTCCACCGTGCGCGGGACGGCGGCTTCCTTGAGGCCGTCGACTTCCTCTTCGAGGGCGGCGATGTGGTGGATGAGCGCGTAGATGTCGCCAACCGCACCGTCGTAGTGACCTGTCTTCTCGTATTCCTTGAGCTTGTCGAGGATAGCGGTCTTGTCACTCATTGGCGTTCTCCTCCTGCATGCGGGCGATTGTGCCTTTCAGGTCGACTACCTGCCTTTCAAGGAAGGCGATGTGGTTGATGAGTGCGTAGACATTTTTGATCGCCCCGGCAAAGTAGTCAGCACCTAGGTATTCCTTCAGTCTCGCGGCAATCACATCGGCGTCGGCGGGGCACTGCTGAATTGGGTCGGTCATGACTCCTCCTTGGGGGTGTAGACGATGGTGTAGGGGCCGAACTTCTCCTGTAGCTCCTCCTCGGAGGGGTCTTCATCGTGGGAGTACAACGGGGTCCAACCGTTCTTGTCGAGGCCCCAGACGTCGCCATTTTGGTCAACGGCGATGGTGTTGTCAGGGAGCCCCCGTGACGCCTCTCCGCCGCTGATGGTGCGTGGTGTGGCCGGCTCCCGTTTCAGGGCAGCGAGCAGCACACGCTGTCTCTCGTTCTCCTCCATGAGCTGGGTGTTGCGGCTGGATAGCCGAGTGATCTCCTTGAGAAGGGTCTCAGTGGTTTGGAACAGGTGCCAATAGGTGACGGTGACGGAGGCTTTCGCTTCGTCGAGCTCACGCTGAAGGGTGGACTCGCTCATCGTTCCCCGCCGTCCTGGTATCGCACGAGCCAGGCGAGGGCGAGGGCCCCTACCTGGGTGACCTCCGAGATGAGGTCGGCGTTGTGGCCCGTGTCCTGGGCGTTGTCGTAGGTGAGGGCCGCGCAAACCTCCCCCACCTCCTCCGCCAATGCGTAGAAGCGGTTTTCGTCCGTGTGACCGCCCGCATCCAGTGTCATACCCGGATGCTTGGCCGCCGCCCGCTCGTACTCATCTCGGAACGCCCATCCGGGGTAGGTGACTCCGAGCCTGTTGAGGAATCTGGTGGCGTCTCTGGCAATGCCCTTCAAGGAGGACTCTGCGAGCGATGAGCGTGCGGACAACGTGCCGTGGGTGACCTCGTAGTCGTGCATCTGCTGTGCGAGCGTGGCGAGGTCGCGATGCCAGCGCCGCAAAACCTCGAATGCCGAGATGTCTTCCGAGTGGATGTCGTAGATGAAGTCGGGGACGATATCATTGGTCATTTCGCTTCCTTCCGGTGGGTGTGGGTGATGAGGATGATGGTGATGAGGAGGACGGTCATGCCGCCTCCGTGGGGTGGTTGGGGCAGGTGGCTTTACCGTCTCGGAATCGCCACCCTCGGTGATCGGCGAAAAGCCTGAGCGCTCGCAATTCCGTGTAGTCGCGGTCCGAGTCAGCGGGACGGTCCGAGAGGTCCATCCGCTCGTGGCAGCCGGGCCAGTCGCAGGACAGGGACGCGTAGGCGCGGCGCACCGAGATGATCCGCAGGCTCATGACTCCGCCTCCGCTGGGAGGTCGTCGATGACGGCGGCGGGCACCTCGACGGGCTCCGGCTCGGCCTTGGGCTTGCGCTTGCGGGCGACCTTGACGGTGGGCTGGTCGTCTCCGAGGCCGTCTAGCTCGACTTCCTCGGCACTGTAGGAGAGGCCCATGAGGGCGTCGGCGGCGATCATGCGGCAGACCTCGGCGGTGGCTTTGGCGCGCAGCATGGCCTGCGGCTCGCTCGTGTACTTCTTGTTGCTGGTGTACCCGGCCTGGCAGGCGCGCTCGATGGTCCAGGTAGAGGACTGGACTTGCTGGGAGCCCCTGCGGCGGCCGGAGACGGTGACGGACGTGTCGGACTGGTCGTCGACCCAGACGTCGTGACCGGCCTGCTGGACGACGGCGAGCATCGTCCTGGCGTAGAGGGCGGGCTTGCCGGAGATGACGTAGATGGACTCCATGGCGGCGATGGGGTCGAGGCCGAGGGAGGCGCCCTTCATGATCGCTACCCCGGCGTCGGTGGTGTTGCCGCGCAGGTGGGCGGGCGCGAAGCTGGAGGCGCAGAGGACGCGGGCGAGGTTCCCGGCGTCGCTCATGGCGAGCGCCCAGGACCGCAGTTGGGCCTGCGCGCTCCCGGCCTCGACGGCGGCGGTAGCCTGCGGTGCGGGCGTGGCGACGTCGGCACTCGCGGGCTGGGTGGCGGTGAGGTCGGTCATTTGTGGTCTCCCCAGGAGTCGATGGTGGTGGTCAGGTCGGCGACAGCTTTGACGGCGAGGAAGGCGTTCCAGGCGGTCAGGATGGATGGAAACTCGACGAGCCTGCACCCGTCGGGTTGGACGTGGATAGCCCCGATCCGGTCGATTGGCGGCATGGGCGCCTCCTGGCTGTCGGCGTCGAGGTGGAACTCGGCGCGGGCGTAGGCGGCGCACTGGAGCGCGTAGGAGCCGTGGATGCTGTTGCTGGTCTTCAGGTCGAGGAGCCAGGTCTCCCCACCCATGCTGGCGATGAGGTCAGCGGTGCCCGCGTACCAGTGAGCTCGGCTCGCCAGGCGGGCCTCAGTGAGGATCGGCTCGACGTCGTGCCCATCGAGGAAATCCACGTACCCCTCAACGTAGGGGGCCAGGGATGCGGGGACGTCTACGGCCTCTCCCAGGGCGACCTGCTCGGCGAGGGCGTGCACCCTGGTGCCACGCACGGCAGCACGGTCACGGGCCTGCCATGGGGTGCGCTTGAGGCGGTTCACGACCACATCCCGGCCCTGCGCCCCGATGGTTGCAGCCAGTGTGACCGCCTCGTCGGCGGCAGCCTCGGCCACCACCTTCGCGGACCAGTACGGGAGCCCAGGCTTCGGGAGCCCCTTCCCGATGATCGTCGTCACCCCGGTCACCGGCTTGCCGTCGAGGCTGTAGCGGTGGCGGGCCTCATCAAATGTCAGGCTCATAGCGGGTAGCTCCTCGTTCGGGATGGCATGGGTGCGGGTTCGATGCATGGGTGCCCCTGCGCGGCCAGCTCGGCGACGGTGGGGTTTCCGCCTCGCCGCTTGGGCTTGACGCGTACGCAGTCTCCCCGGCGGATCTCGGCGCGCCAGGCGGCATCTCGGCATGCCTGACAGAGACCCCGCCCCGAGTGAGCGGTGGTGCCAGGAAATTCGGCGATCGTCGTCCCTGAGACCCGCATGCGGCGACCGCACTCCCGGCAGTACTGCGGGACGCTCCAGTCCAGCGTGACTCTCACAGGAGGTACCTCCCGTCCCTGACCATGTCCACGGACGTGAGGACGTCGCTGATAGCGCCATCGAGGGCGGCGAGGGGGCCGTTCAGGGCGGCATCGGCGAGGTCGCGGAGTGCCCGGTCTTCGACGGCGGCGAGGTTGACCCACTTCCTGATCTGGTCGCCGCGGGACTGCTTGACGAGCCGGGACCGGACGCCACGGTAGTGGCCCTCGGGGGTGCGGAGGAGAATCTGCCCGCTGAGCGAGGTGACAGTGAGGTCGCCGGGCTGCCCGGTGGGGCGGCGCTCCCCGTCGACGACGAGGATCATCGGTGCGGTGGGCCACGGCGCGGGCGGCACTGGGGCGGCCTCCAGGAGGATCACCTCTGGGCAGTAGGCGATGGCCTCAGCACTATCGGCGGTGGCCTTCTCAGTGTGCCAGGTGCCGTGCGCGTCCCTGTAGGCGACGACGTCGCCCGGCTTCGGCTGGTAGCGGTCGCTCACCGGTCGCCCCTCTCGGTGATGCGGAGGAGGCAGTGCTCGCGGCGGATGAGGCCGGTCGGGAGGGAGCCGACGTGGCTCCACCCGTCACGCTGAAGCTTGCGGACCTGGCGGCGGCCGATCGGCCCCCAGGTGGGGACCCATCGGGCGTCGTAGACGCGGAGGCGGGCCACCGTCTGGTCGCCCTCGCTACTGGAGGCGGTTATGTCGATATCGGGGTACATGGGGTTTCCTTTCCGGGGAGGGGGTTAGAGGCCGTTGGTGAGCGCGTCGGCGTCGACGTGGAGGAGGTTGGCCAGGGCTTCGAGGAGCCTGGACCGGTGGTGGGCGTGCTGGCCGATCGCACCCCAGGGCGTGTTGGCGTCGATCCGGCCGGCCCCTCGGCGCTGCCGGTCGCGTTCGTCGAGGGCTGCGGACTCGCTGTCCTGGTAGTCGGCGCAGGCGCACAGGAACTCTGCGGCGGCGGTAATGTCGACGCTGTCGCCGCCGATGTGGTCGATGCGGGTCATTTGTCTGCCACCCATGCCAGGTAGACGGAGGAGCCTGCGGCGAGGTTGGCGGAGGAGAGGGTGTCGTCCTCGGCTGGGGTGGCCCATACGCCGCCGTCCTCGTCGTCGATGCGCGTCCATGCCTGGTCGGCTTCGTCGCGGATGACGGTTCCGATGGGGAGGGCGTGGAGGTCTTCGCCGTACATGCGGGCTCGCCCGTAGGCGGTGGCGGTGGTGGCGCAGAGGATGGACTGGAGGCGGGTGATCTGCTCGGCGTCGACCTCGCGCTGTGCCAGGTCGGCGTTCAGGCTGGCGGCGTTGTTGGCGGCGGTCTTCCACTGGTCGCGGTAGAGGTTCACCTGGCTCTTGAGGGTGTCGATGGTGTCGCGCTGTTCGCGGACGGTGGCGGCGAGGGCCTGCTCGCTGAGGGTGGGCTCCGTGGCCTTGCTGATCTCTTGGGCCTTGCGCTGGTCGGCGGCGAGCATGAGGAGGCTGATGGCCCCGATGGCGTCTCCGCCGGAGCGGTCGAGGAGGTCGCGGGCTTTGGTGCCGTAGGTGGCGGCCGCGTCGTCGCGGACTTGGGCGCAGGTGGCGAAGTCGTCGCGCACCGGTTTGGGGTAGAGGTTTTCGATCCTCATTTTTTACGGTCCTTTGTTCTGGGGGGGGTGGGTTGGGTTGGGGTGCCCGTGTTGCCCACGTGGACAACAGTAAGTGCCCAAATGGGCACCGTCAAGGCGGGGCGGACATCGTTACCTGTTCGTGACGGGGGTGGATGGTGGGGCTGACTGCACAGCGCGTTAACGCGCGTGAATCCGGCCCAGAAACACGCAACCCCCACCGGGGTGCAGTCGAGACCCGCTAGGCCGCTCTAGGGGCCTTACGCGCGCGATTCGGGGCGCTTCCAGCCCCATCGCCGCCCCCAGGGTGCGACGAACGCGCCAGGGCCTCCACGACAGCCCGCGCCCGCTCACGCCCAGACTGCGCCGTCGACGAGATCGCCGGAGGCGGCGGAGTCCGCCCAATCGCCCGCCAAGCGTGAGCCTCCGCAGCCTCCCGGTCAGCCCCGGTCCCGACCGCCTCCC